GACGAGCGGCTCGTCGATGTCGTCGGGCAGGTGGATAATCAGATCATCGTCAGCCATCGGTCCCTCTCCCCCTACCAGTACATGGTCGGTTCTTTGATGATCATCTTGATGTTCACATCCTCGAACAGCCGCACCGAGCAGCCGTTGTAGAACATCTCCATCCCGTCGGCGGTGCGATACAAAACCCAGTCGCCGACCTTCGGTTTCTTGCCGTGGAATTGCGCCATCTGGCCAGCATCCTCGAACGCCCCCGGGCCCATTGCGACCACAAGGCCAACCTTGCCTTGGAAGCGATCTTCCTCTCGCGCCTTGGGAGTGAGGATGATTCCGCCCTGCGTGCGCTCGGGCGCGGTGTACTGCATAACCAGCACCTGCGCATGCAGCACCTGATCGGGAAACTTGCCTAACGCCGCCAAATGCGCCGCGCGCGAGGGCAGCTTTGATTGTGAGATTTCTTCCTGCTTCTGAGCAGCGTTACTCTTAGCCATGGATGGGAGCGTTCCCCAGTTGTGCCTGCGCCTGCATGGCGCATCGAATCAGCCGTTAAGTTCCTTATCGATGGCCTGACATTCATGCAAGGCTCGCTTGAGCCCGGCGATGTAGCCGCGGCGTCGAATAAAATCGTTGGGTGCTTCGTCGGCGACGCCACCGACAAGTGCCTCGACCTCGATCTCGATCAGGCCTTGCAGGATCGCGGCGAGGCGCGGACGCACGCGCCGGTCCTCCTCCGCGTAAATGCGAACCGGCTCCATGTGCGACGTGTCGCCAGTGTTTCGCGGACCCGCCATCAGCCTTCCCGGATCAGCTTAAATCCACCCTCGCGCAACGCGTCTATGATGCATGCCGCGGCCATATCCGCACCAAAATCTTCTTTGGCTTTAATTACTTGCCACTCCGGATTTGTCTTGTCCGGACGCTGGAGCCAAATCAGTTCTGTGGCGATACGGTGTGCTTCCATCTCCACATCCGAGAACTTGGCCTTTAAACCAGCAACAAAAGATTCGTCAGATGGCGTTGTCATCAGCCGAAACATCCGGGTTCGGTGCCGGGCATCACCGACGTCACCCACAGCGTGTCGCTGCCGTCGAGAAACACCTGACCGTTCGCCGCGGCCTGATCCTTGTCGCTGCCCCAGACGCGAACGACCATCATCGGGAAGATGTCGCCCTCGGAGACCAAGTTGCCGACATGCGCCTGCCCGAGAATCGGCGAACCGCGATGCTCGCGCCGCCGGTTGATGTCGGCTGCGTTCTGCGCCGTCAGCATGTAGCGCACGATCTCGCCGACCATGCGCGCCTGCGGCTCACTCCAGCGCGCCGAATAGTCCAGCTTGGCCGGCACTTCCGGCTCGACCGGCTCAACCGGCTGCAACGCGACATCTCGGTGGATTGGGCGAGTCTCGCTGGCGATTTCTACGACGGACTCGGGGTCGCTGCTCTGGGACGTGTGGCCCGGATCGACAACGGACGGCTCCGGATTCGGAGGAGGCGGACTCGTGGGCTGGGGCGCAACAGCGCCCTGATCTGCGTCAGACATGGTTCCTCACTTGCGCTTTGCGCGGGTTTCCTTCGCGAGACGAGCTTCTCCGCCTCCGGCCCCGCCCGGCAGATTCGGGCCCATCTGCTTGCCGGCGCGGCCGTCGCTGAACACCTTGCCGCCGCGAGCGCGCCCAGCAAGGTCCTGAGCCGCACTGGTGGCTGCGGCCCGGCCCGCTGCGCTGGTGTCTGGCTGCTCAACTTTGCCGCCGGTGGCGCGGGGTTGCTCGGCTCCATAGCGGTCTTTGGCGACCCGCTGAATGCGAACAGTCTCCTCATCGCTGCCGGCGTTGCGCGCGGCGCGGCTCAGGGCGTCGGCAACCCGTGGCGTGAGCGGCTGAATCCTCCCGCCCTTGGCGTAGGTGATCGGCTTGCCGCGACCGAGGTCCTTCAGATCGCTCTTGCCGGGCGAATGCTGGACCTTGGTGCCTTCCTTGATCCCCGCATCCCACGCCGGACCGGACTTCACGCGACCGCCGCGCTTGCGCATCGGCAGCCCCGGGGGCGGAGCCCCACCGAGCCCCGGAGGCGGGCCGCCCATACCACCCGGAGGCGGCATGGGCGGACCCGGCGGCGGTCCGGGCGGGGGCATTGGTGGCGCAGGCGGAGGCATCATCGCCATGGACGGCTCCTCCGGCTTCGCATTCACAACGACGTTGACGGTGGTGGCCTTGCCGACACGGCCGCCATCCTTGCGGGCCGGGCGATCGGCGCGGCGGCCGGCGAGCCCGCCCTCGACGGCGGCGGTGGCGCGCACCTTCGGCGCAACCGGCTTGTTCGGGTCGGTCTTTGGAGCAGTGCCGGCATTCACGGCACCGCCGGTGGCGTAACCCTTGGTGATGTGCGCGACGCGCGCCTTCTGAACCTTGTGATCGCGTGGAGCGACGAGATGTGACACGGGGCTTTCCTGTCGAATTGCCCGGCGCGGGCGGTGATCAGCGCGGCGCTGTTATCTCATGGGTTTGAGATTTGCGCAATTCAGCAAAGAGATCGCACACCCATCCATAGGAGATGCGCCCTTGGACCTTGGTGCAGCGAGATTCCTTCAGGATGACAAACCGGCAGGCGCGACAGTAGCGAACCTGATCATAGTCCGCGTTGCGAAATTTTACTGATGGCTTGGAACGTAGAGGATTCACCCATCCCGGGGACTCCTGTTTGTTATGCCCTGCTCGCGATGAAATAGTAGCTGCCAAAGAAGGCCGGAATGAAAACCGCGACGCTGATCGCCAGCCACGGCGACACCAGATAGCTCAACAGCCAGAGCGCGCCGACGATCACCGCAGTGAGCGCCACCGCCATCACCACAGCCATGCCGAGCAGCATGATCAGCAGCGTCATTGCCGCCCTGTAATCGTTAGACCACCGCCGCGCGCTCATGTGGACCTCACGTCTCTAACAACTAAGGAGTGCTGCAAAATGGGAGCAACCGGTCCTATGTAATCGGCATGGCAGAGAGAAGGGAAGTCTCCGCAATATCCCCACCGCAGCCAATGCCCACCCTCTTCAGGCCCGTTGGCCCGGTTGTTCACCCACTCCGCCACCTCAAAGCCGCTGCCATAACGCGGCTTGATGACGTGGAATCTTTCGCCCTTGAATTCTTCTGGCACATAGCAAGGCATCACTTTTTGCCCTTCGGTGCTGGCTCAGGTTTTTGGCTGCTTCGCAATTTCAAAGAACTTTCCGTCCCAGCCGCACGGCCCCATGCGCATCGTATCGCAATCGATCGGCTCGACGATCGCCCCGCCGACCACGGGATGATCTTCCCCAATCATCTTCATGCACACCCACACGTGGTACGGGTGGCCGTCGAGCCTGTCGCGGCGCGACCTATAGGTACTATGGCGGCAGTCCTTGCAGGGGTTCATTTCTTGCCCTTTGGGGCGGGCTTCGGCTTCGCTGCGATCTTGATCTTTTCATCGTTCTGATCGGCCGCGCGCGCCTTCAGCGAGGTCTCAGCATCCTGCTTGTTGGCGGCGAGCACCGTCTTTTGCTCGTCGATCGCATGCTTCTGGAAATCGCTCGCAACGCCCGCGCGATCGACCGAGATGTCGTGTTGCAGCTTGCGCTCGGCCTGCCCGAGCTTCATCCATTCACGCTGGTCCTTGCCAACCTCAAACTGCCCCTTGGCCGCATCGTTTTGCATCTTCATCGCGACCGCTTGCGCGTTCACCATGGCCTTTTGGCCCTCGGCGCTGTGCTTCACCTTGTCGCGTTCCAGTTCGATCGACTGAACGGCGAGCTTGTTCTCGCCCTCCCTGATCTGCTGCACCGAATCGATCTTCTCCTTGGCGAGATCGACTTGCCACTGCTGGGCCTTGTTCTCTTCGCCCAGCATCTTGGCATCGGCCGACTTCAGCGCCGCGGCGGCCTTGATCGCATCCGGGCTGGGCTGCCCCTGAGATGGCGGTGGCTGGATCACGAGGCCCGTCGGGTCCTCCTTCATCGCGGCGAGCGCGCGGCGCAGGATCGTGTCGGGATCGAGCCGGCCAGCGAAGATCGGCAGCGTCGCCATCTGCACCAGCGCCACCGCCTTCATCATCCGGTGCACGTGGCTCGGCACGTTCGGGTCCGAGCGCGGTACCAGCGAATAGGTGTTGAGCGCCTGAAACAGCTTCTGCTCGTTCCAGAACCCCTTCTTGGTTTTCTTGTTGCCGCGCCAGAACGCCTCGGGCTCCTCGCGGAACAGGTCCACGATCATATCAAGCTCCTCGCTTTGAGCCTGATGCATGCCCTTGTGCGCCGCCGCCATGATCTGGGTGGCCTGCTCGATATGGGCCAGCATCGTCCCAACCGGGATGTTCTGGATACCCTCACCGACAGGGACGTCCGGTGCTGATCCGACCGCCTTGGCCTGCGCCTGAATCTTGTCGATCAGCGTCATCAGGCCGGGCGTGATGTCCTTGTAGGGCAGCGGCATGAACGCGTCTTGAATCTTCGTGTTCGACGGCACTTGCACCGGCACGAACTCGCCGGGTGCCGGCCGCAGGTTCGAGGTTTGCTGCCGGTTGCCGACTTGGGTGACGAGACCGCCCGGGAAGTTGGCATACATGCCAGTGTCGAGCGCCTCGCGCCATGCTGCGGTCAGTGCCGCAGACGCATTGCCGAGGATGCCCAGCATGCCGGTCCCGTAGAACCCGGGACCGGGCACATAGGGGTATTTGATGTACAGCTTGCGGCGCTCGCAGTCCTCGTCCTCGGGCTTCCAATCGCGCCTAAGCGCCAGCACCACCCGGGAGTCCTTTTCGATCGTCACGCGGAACGGCAGCGGAATGCCGCGGCTGGAAAACTCTTTCGGCGCGAACCGCGGCAGGTCGAGTTCGCACTGGGTTTCCCAGACCGTGTACGGCTGATCCTCCGGCCTGCGATTGGCGTCGAGCATGGTCCCCTGAATGGAGGCCACCTTCTCGTCGACAGCGTCCCGCTGCGGCGTAGGCGGCTGCAAGGACACATCGCGCCAGTACCCCTTGGCCTGATAACGCTTCATCACCGAGGGCCGCACGAGGCTGACGTGAGTGATTCGCTCGCACGCGCTCAAGTCCTTCGTCGTGTCCGAGACGATCAGGTCTTTTGCGTCAACGCTCTCCGATTTTGGCCGCTTGCGCAGCGGGTCCTGATGCACCTTCTTGAAGCCGGAGCCGCCGAAATAGACGCCCCACAGCAGCATATGCGAGGTGTCCGGATAATACTCGGTGGCCTTGGTCGTGAGGTACCAGTTCAGGCCGTTCTCAAGCTCCTCGGCCAGTTCGTCGCGCTTCTGCGTCTCCTGCCCGGAAACATCCTCGATCTTGGCCGGTCCCCGCGCCGGCAGAAGCTCCGATTGCGCGTTTGCCCAGCCTTTCAGGATCATCTCCAGCAGCATCGGGTTTGTCACCGAGGACATGCCGTCTGCGCCGGAGGCCGAATCAACCGACGACCTTGGGCTCTCCAGCTTCAATCCCAGAAGGTCCATGCCCCGCGCGCGGGTGGCGAGCCAATCTTGCCGGGACTTGTCGTCGGCCTCGATCTGCTCGATCAGGTCCTCACAAATGATCGAAAGGTCACCTGCCTCAACGTCGTCGACGAGATTCTTGTAGAACTCCTTGGGGTCGATGTCGGTGCCGGCCTCGGCGTCGGGCCCCCCGCGGTTGAACTGGACGACGACGCCTCCGTCCGGCTGGTCGATCTCGATCGTTCCATCCGGATTGACGCGGACCGGATCGACTTCCTCCTCGTCAATCGTGACGATCAATCCACCGGCTTCGATACTCTGCGCCACGGCCTACCCCTTGTATTTGGAGGGCCGAGTCGTACCAGATCAATGGCCGAGGTGCCATCCATTGCACCAGCGGCATTGATAGGCGCGCATCTTGCCGTGTTTGCGCTTCACCGCCCAGTGCACTTTCAGCGCGGTGGGCTTGTCCGGATGGCGCTTTTTGCCGTCGCAGGCGTTGCGCCGCAGTCTGCGCTTGCTCGCCATCTCACAGCCGGGTGTAGCCGTCCTCGAATGCCTTCTTGGGGCTGAACGATTCGTAGTTGTCCGCATAGATCACGAGATAGTCGCCGGGCACGGGCTTGTAGCGGTTGAACACTTCGTAGGCGACAATGCGCGTCAGGCCATTCTCGAAATCTACCGCAAAGCCATTCTCCCCACGCTGCCCAACCCTCTTGATCTGGAGCGCGCGGACTTCCTTGTGGCTGCGGTACTTCGGGAGCGGCTGGCCCGGCGTAACCACGGGCTCGCGTGGGATCACGCCGATGCCGTGCATGTCGATCGGGCCGCCCTTCGTGAAATGGTCGTATCCGGCATCCTTCAGCTTGGCGCTGATCTCATCATAGGCCGCAGCGCTCAATTCCAGTTCGGCGAATGTGTAGGTGGAGCGGGGTTGGCTGGGATTGATCTTGACGTGTTGCGCGCCCTTGGTTTCGGGAAACTGGGATTCGACATGCTCGCGGAATTTCTCGTCGGTCATGCTCAACCTTTCCTTGAGGTCTTTGGCAATGGTCTCGGTCTTGTTGTCGAGCGGATCGCCGAAGCTGCACATGGTCCCTCAACCTTTCCTCGTTGAGTGAATTGTTCCGGCGGCATCCGCGCCCGCCGGTGCGCCCTACTCGCAATCCTGCCCCATCGTATGGCGTTCTACCGGTGCCGGTCATCATCCGCAAAGCACCGAACCGTTGGGATTTGCCCTGATTGCTTTCGGTTCAGGAATCTGTCTGGCCCTACCTTACTATCCGATCCGGCCCGGACGCAAGATCGGAGATCGCGGCGCGGGCCTCGGCTGGCTGATCGCCTGCATGATGTTGCCCTTCAAAAGCTCGATCCCGAGCATCAGCCCACCGGCATCGGTGCCGGCGAACGCGCTGCCGGCACCGCCCATCCCGACCGTGACGAACGCCACCGAGGTGACTTCGCCGCGCAGAACGGCGTCCCTCAGCGCATCAAGCTGTTGCAGACACGCCTGCTGATTCGGGCTCACGCCTACTTTCTTGGGTTCGTTCATGTCGTGCTCCTACACCGGGTAAAGCGGGGTCAATTTCCTTTTCGGCTGCAAGCTCTTGTCGCGCTCGGTCCGCGCTTCCGCGTCCGAGGTGCGCAGCATGCCGAGATCGCGCAGGTGCTTGATCGCTTGAGTGGCCGAGTCCGTCAAGTCGTCGTGCTTGTGCTTCGGAAACACCCCCATCTCGTCGATCACCATCTCCGTCCATGTGCGCCACGGCCACGGTACATAAATCATCCCTTGCGCGAACGGCGGCACCACTGCGTGCGCGCGCGCTTCCTTGTCGCCCTTCACCGGCTGCACACGCGTCATCCATCCAGCGTTCGGATACATCACGCCGATCGCCTGCGCCGCACTGATTCCGCTCGCCTTGCCCTCGATCAGCAGCACATCCACGTTGAAGCGCGTGCAGGTGTCGTTGCACCACTCGACGAGGCCCCACTCCCGCATCTGGCGTTCCTTGAAACGCATCGGGTGCTCGCCGGGCTGCTGCTGGAGCTTTACCCCCATGATCTTCAGCCGCTTGCGCCACGCATGCATCAGCAGCGCCCGGTTGAAGCCTGTTGCAGGGTCTTGGAACACCCCCCACACCGTGAGCGCGCACGGATCGTTCTGCTCCTGCTCGGTGAAAGCGCCATCAAGCGACGCAACGACGTAATCGAACGTAACTGGGAAGCTTGATCCCATCGGGGCGTCCAGCGGCTGCCACCAGTCGCGCATGAAGATCGCGCCGCCCCGCGGTGTCGGCATCTGCTGGGCTTGGCCGGCGTAGGCGTAGGGGCCGAGGTCGAGCTTCATCTGCCCCACGACCTTGGGCGAGAACCGCTCCGGCCATGCCAGCACGCCCTCGCAGTCCTCCTCCCGCTCGCGCCAGCGCGGATCGCTCCAGCCGATCGATGTCATCGGCGCGCCGCCGTCGTCCGCGGGCTCCGGCCAGACGTATTCCATCGGGATCAGCAGGTGCACATAGGGCATCCGGTTGGACAGGATCACGCCCGAGACGTCGTCCTCGTGGACGCGCTGCATGATGACGATCTTCGCCCCGGTCTCCATGTTGTTCAGACGCGTGGTCATCGATTCCCGGAACCACCGGGTCGTCTCGTCGCGCACAACTTCCGATTCGGACTCCTTCACGTTGTGCGGATCGTCGAGGATGATCCGATCGCCGCGCTCGCCGGTACCCACGCCGCCGACCGAGGTGGCGAGCTTCCATCCGTGTTTCCAGTTGGTGACCTTGGTCTCGCCGATCTTGCGGACGCGAAACTTGTCGGCGTAAAGCGCCTGATAATCCGGATGCGTGATCAGGTCCCGGAACTTGCCATTGTCGCGCTCGGTCAGGCTCGACGAATAGCTGAACGCCACATAGCGCAGGTGGGCCAGCCCCATCGGGCCCCATTCCCACGCCGGCCAGAACACGTCCGTCAGCAGGCTTTTCATGAAGCCCGGCGGAACGTTGATCAGAAGGTTCTGGATTTCCCCGAAGGTGACCGCCTCAAGGTGCTCGCAGACGGCCTCCAGAGCCCACCCATCGACGAATTTCGTCCCGGGCTCCAGCACGTGCCAGTAGTCGCGGACGAACTGGAGAAGCCCGCAGCGCCATACACCGTCCTCGTCCCGGTAGCCCCGGGTCGAGTGTTCGGTTTTCATCTTGCGGCGCAGCGCCTCGGCTAACTGCTCCGCGAACTCCTCAAGCTGCTGGCGGGAGGGCTGGCGGTTGGCATAGACCGCGCGCCGGCCGCTCGGCCGGACAATAAACGCCTCGAATTGCTGGAGTCGGTTCGTCAGCCCCATAGATTCACGCGATCTCAGCCCCACATGGGCGGCTTGTTGTTCTCGTCGCGGAGGTACTTCACCGGCACCGTGAAGAATGGAAGGCCACCGTCCAGCGAGCAAGCCACGGTCTCAAACCCACCGAATCGCATGTCGTCGCGGCAGCAGCCATAGTCCTGACCGGTGTAGCGATGGACCTTTTCGCCTGCCTTGAAATCTCGCGGCAGCGCATGCCAGCGCGTCCGACTGACGTCTTGAGTGAAGGTAAACATCGTCATCGGCGAAACTCTCCCTTGGTGCGCCAGATCGCGACGATCAGACCGGCGATGGCGACCCCGGCGAGCACAGCCAGAATGGGATACCACGTCATGACAGCCTCCGAACGAATTGCCGCTGCATGATACTTCTGGTTTCCATCGCATTCAGCGGGGAAAACCACGGAGCACCGGCCAGCCGCCGCAATCGATCATGCATGCTACAGATCAACGCGCAGCGCGCCTGACCATAGCGAATGTAGCCGCTGAACCGCTTGCGAGGGCGAGCCTTCTTCGCCTTCCTCATTCATCAAAATCCTTCAGGTTCACCGCCGGCAGAGTGACCGGCTTGGGCCGGGTGTGCTTGCGCGCCACTCCGCCGATGTTGTGGCTCGACGTCGCCGTGGTCAGCGCGCCCCGCATCAGCGCGGCCCGGCGCTTCTCGACCTCCTTCATCGCCTCCTCGCGCGACTTGAGCTTGGCGGCGGCCGAGCGGGCCTTGGAGCGGGTGGACTGGAAACCCATCAGGCGGCTCACGGGCTCCTCCACTGATCCAGTTCAACGATCTCCTCGTTAGTCAACTTCATGGTTTCACCACCATTGAGATAGGAGACCAAGCGCATGGCTTCCCCCAGCTTCAGTCCCCTGAACAACGCATCGGCTCCGTTCGGGCCAACGAAGTATACGCCCCAGCCGTTTGCGTCCCTGAAAAGCGTGTGCATCAGAACGGAATCTCCTCGTCGTCGGATTTGGCCTCGGGATTCTTGGCCGGCGCGGCGGGGACCTCGACCAGAGGGTTCAGGCGCTTCTCGCGCTCGTCCAGCATAGCCTCGGCGAGGTCGTAAGCCGCGCTAGCCTGCCTCTCATTCAGGTAGCCGCCAGAGGTCCCGACAACACCAGCGATCAGCCCGGTCAGCGCGTGCGCGGCGAACATGTCGAGCAGGCGCTGGCGCTTCACTAACTCGTCATGGTCCATCAGGTCATCCTCTTTCGCCTTGAGGGCGGCGATGCAGATCGCAATGGCCAGCGTCGCCCGGGAGAACCCGACATGATCGTGGTTCAGGGAAGCGAAGTGCCTGCGCCCCGGGGTGCTATCCATACGCATCTCAACAACCCGGCCGCTATTGCTCACGATCCTGCCGCCATCTTCTGGCGCGAGCGTCAGCGCCGCCTCGATCGATTTGGTGTAGCGCGGGCACATGTCCTGCTGCTGCTCCGCCGTCCAATACGGCCAGCAGTCCCGCAACGCCGGAACCTGCGCAAACCAGATGTCCCGATCGATCTCGCGATCAGGGTCCGTCGCCTTCTCCAGTCGCTCGATCAGGGATGCGATCTCGGTCATGGTTTGCTCCCATTGGGCGGGCGAAGTGCACAAATCACAACCTCAGCCGCTCCAAATACGATCAGGCTAAACGCCGCCCCAGCGAAAGCGGCCGCGAGGAGAGATCGTTGAAATACAGCCTCAAAGGCCATCATGCCTAGCATCACGCCAAGGACCAGTCCCCACAGAAGTTCCTGACCTTTCACGACTTGCGCTCCTGCCGGCGGGAAAACGCCTTCATCAGCTTGGCCGCGATCGTGGGCGCGTCCTTGCCCTCCAATTCCACCGCCAGAATGGCAAACTTTACTGTCCGCTCGACAGCGCGCCGCTTCCGCATGAGATCGCGTTGATAGGCAGTCTTGTTGAATGTGCCATTTGGCGCTCGTGATCGCTTTGGCGCTTCCGTCATCGGCGCTGGTCCTGCTTCCGGCGGTACCACTTCGCTCGGGAGATGCCAGCGGCCTCCCATGGCTTGGCGGCGGTCAGCGTGCGAGCGCCGGGCTGTGGCCTGCCACGGCGCACCGGCGCATCGTAGGGCAATCCACAGTGAGGGCAGACGATCGCGCCCGCTGCGACCGCGCTTTCGTCCCGGGGTTTGGTCGGGACTGGGCGCGGTCGCTTCCCGCGGGGCGCACGGGACAGGTCTCGTGGGCCGGGCGCGACGTCGGCCTGTTTTGGGCTTGTCGCCCGGCGCGGCTGCTGACCTGCGGCATCACTCGCAGCGCCACGAGAATTCTGGGCAAAGCGCGCCTCGCGCTGCGCCCGTAGCTGATCCGCCTTGGATGGCGTCTTGTCGGCCATTAGGCGCGCTCCAGTTGCCTAAGCGCGCGATAGCTGCGCGACATCCGGGCGTAAATCTTGGCCAGCGAGGCGCACCGCGCAATGCCCGGGGCCTCCCACTCGTAGGCCGAGCCAGCCACGACGCGAGCCTTGATGTCGCGCGCCTCGGCCAGCTTGGCCTTGGCTTCCCGGGCCAGCTTGTTCGCGTGGTAGGTGTTCGAGTTGAAAGCCATCACAGCCGGCCGATCTTCGAAACTGGCCGGCCCCCGCCGATCTGGGGGGTGACCCGGATCACCGACTTGCCAGCCTTGCGGGCGGCAACCTCGGCGGCGATGTCAGTCACCTTCTCGGCGGAGCGTATCTCGGTCACGCCCTCGGCGACGAACGCCTCCAACTGGGCCGTGGTGTAGGAAGGATACTTCCGGGTGGCCTGTCCGCTGTCCATGTGTCAGCCCCTTGAATTTGATTCCGCAACTGCACCGCAACAGTGGTCGTAACGTCCGCGGTCGGACTGCCACACTACGTCTCAGCTTATCCCAACCGGCACACCTTGCGATCACCGGCAACCCGGCAGCATTTGCGCTGCTATTTTCTCTCACGGTCCTTTTGGGCCGAAGTCTTACGCCGTGCAGTCTTGCTCTCGCGGATGCCGGGGCCTCTTTGGTGCCCGGTTACCCCATCGCCCGGCTCGGTCGGCTCCGGGTTCCCATTGCAATGGTCACCCCTCTGCCGGCGAACTTGTCCCTGATGGTCTTTGGCAGGAGATGGCGTCGCCACCATCTCCATCCGCGTGAGACAGCCGAGACAATAGACGACGTGAGACAATTATTCAAGCCGCCGTGAGACAATATTTTGTCTCAATGTCTCGTCCCCGAGATCATGGCCTCCAAAGCCTTCGGCGGAATGCCCAGCCGAGCGCCGTCCTTGGCGATCTTGGCCGCAAGCTCCTCGTCGGTCATGGCAGAGAACGCTCCGGGCGCGCCGAATTCATGCCGATCGATGAACATGCCCTTGATCTTCGCCAGCGATTCGAGGGCTCTGGCCGCCCCGTTGCTGTCCGGCTTGCCAATGAACCGGCCGGTCTGGACGCCGTTGCGGTCCAATTCGGGCTGCCCCCGCAGGCAGCGCTCGGCCAGATACATAAACCGTTCGATGATCCACTCTTCCGTAAGCGCCAGCTTTTTCACGGCTTTTTGGCGCGCCTCCTCTTCTGTCTTAAGGCGCGCCTCGACGATCTCCGCTACTCGTCGCACCACATCAGGATGCTTTGCGAGCTTGGTGGCAGACGACCTGTCGAGTTTGTATCCGGCAGCTACGTAGGCTTGGGCCTGCTTTTCCCCCTTGGCGAGGGCCTGCGCATAGGCCTCTTGTCGGATGTTAGCTAGAGCGGGCATTGCAGGGACCGGCGGGTCAGATATTGGCGGCCCAGCATGGGCTTAGCCCTTGTCTGCCACGTCCGAGGG